TTCTGCTCTTCGTGAGCAACAGCGAAGAAGATGCTGAGGATGGTGACGAGGCAGAGGGCGATGTAGAGCATAGTCTTTCCTTTCGTAGGATCTTCAATATAGGACAAGTTATACTTGCGAAAAAAAGATAAGCCTAGATCCCATGGCGGGATCTTTGGCTGGAAGGTGGTAGGATCAGAAGTTCCAGGTCTTCTTCTTGCCAACCAGCTCGGCGACAATCAGCAGGGTGCCGATGACGACGAAGGGGGCGATGACAAGAGCGAGGAGGGTGGTCATTGTGGTTCCTTTCTAAGGGTCTTCAATATACGGTGTGTTATTTCTGCGACTCTTGTGACTGGTGTGATTAGGCAAAAAAAAGATAAGCCTAGATCCCATGGCGGGATCTAGAACTGTGTCAGAGGTAGTAGTGGTCGTACTGCTCAGAGCTCAGTCCAGTAGCAGCAAGCTCCTCAGCGTAGTCGAGGGCGGCCTGTGCAGCGGCGGGAGAGAGGTTCATGAGAGTGTCCTTTCTATGACGGGTTTCAATATAGAGCCCGTTTTTCACGCGTAGAAAAAAAAGATAAGCCCAGCCCCCCATGCGTATAGCACAGGGGGCCAGGCGAATCTCAGAAGGGTTTAACCTTCATGATCAAACCAAACGCCTTCGAGCTGACGACTGCAAGTCGCTCGTACTGGAGAACGGCTACGATACCTGCCAGTGAGGTAGCTGCACCGAGAATTGCGTCTTTGCTGAGCTTCTTGCTTTCGCCAAGGGCTTTGGCTTTTGCAAGAGTCTCGACATTTCGAGCAATTGTGGTGTAGTCCTCACTAGAGGGATCGTGAAGCTCAGCCTCCTTCAGAGCAGCTTCAATTGTCTGCTGAATGGGGTCAGGGTTCTTCATGGATGGGCTCCTTTCTAGGGGTTCATTATACCGCAGGTTTTTCTCGCTTAGACCTGCTTGACGTCCAGAGTCACCTTCCCATTCCGGAGCATCTCAGCGACGCCCTGATCGAAGGTGGCGTGGATCCCCTGGTCCTCAGACACGTGAAGGGCTCCGGAGGGCTGAGTACCCTGGTACTTGTTGGAGCTCACGCCGAGAAGCACACCCAGGAAGGTGTCGACAGCCGCGATAGTACCGGCAACCTCGGTCGGAGCCGGGAGGTGCCAGAGCGCGGCGAGGGTGACGTAGAGAGCACTGGTAGCGGGAAGGCAGACCAGCGCAACCCACTTCAGGATGTCATACGTCTTGTTGTGCATCGATTCTCCTTGCTTGAGATGCTTAGCCATTTTCTTTCTTCCTCCTAGCGGGAGGTCTTGGGGTAGGGACCACGGGGAGCCGTTTAACTTCGTCGACGATTCTCTCAGCAAGGCCATTACCACCGAATTCCAAGTAGGGATCAACGAGGTACTTCATGAAGTCCTCGTACTCGTCAAGGGTCAGAAACCCTCGGTGGATATAGGTCTTTCCGACATAGACGATACGGTCGTGTGCCATCCCCAGTAGCAAACGAGTATTTGCCGAACTCTTCTCTCGCCGCTTCTGAAGGTATGCCCAGAAACCAGTGGAACTGAATATACCCAGGAATACGGCGACAGTTAGGTCCAAGAATGGACTGAAACCGAAGTGCGTCATTTTAACCGATCAAGAAATATGGACGAATACCGAATCCGTAGTTCAGAGGAGCCGTCGAGACCTCACCGTTATCCTTGAGATATACGGCAGTGCTTGCGTGAGAGCGGTCACGGAGCCAGTAGTTGTAACCCGTGAAGATCATGGTGTGGTTCTTCTCGAATGCGGAGAGCTGACCCAGGTTGAGAGCATTACCCTCAGGACCAGCGCCCATGAGTCGACGACCGAATACCATGGTCTCGTCGAGAAGCATGGCGTACGAGCTGTACCAGGTGTAAGAGATAACAGTACCGTTATCGTTAATACCCTGAGATACTCGAGTCCAACCCTTCATGAGGTTATCCCCAAACACGGATCTAGCCATACGCTCAGCCTGAGCAAGCCCAGACTTGTTGATGGTGTGGTCAAGGTACGAGCCCTTGAATGGCTGAGTCTCGTGGAGTCCGGCGTTGTAGAGCGCCTTGTCTGGGACAACTACTAAGTGGTGCTTCTGGATAGGTGTACCACCAACGCCATAGAAGTAGTTGAACGCGACAATACGCCAGTTAACACCAGCATAGGTCCAGTAATCACCAAGGTACATGCCGCTGAACGTACCGTTACGGATACTCGACATGTAGTTTGAGACACTCGTACCGAGAGAGGCGCCACGATACATAGAGTTGTGCTGAGCGAAGTGGCTGATATTAGCCATATCGTACATAGTCGACGAGACACTAAGCTTCGACGACACGTTGGTGACACTGGACTCGATCTGACCAGCCCGGGACTCAAGCTGTGAGATCTTGGTGTTCTGGGCGTTGTCACTAGCCTTGAGGTTGGCCACATCCGTCGAGGTATTACCCCCAGCGTTCTGCAGAGCGTCTCGTACGGTCTGGAACCAGTTGTCGAACTCATCCTGGAGCTTGGCCTGGAGAGAGTTGAGGTTGATCGTGCTCACCGGTCCACTCACATACGGAGTAAGGCTGGATCCCACGAAGTTCGTGATCGACTCAGCACCAATAGCACGGGCGTTCTTCACGACTCGGATGTTGGCGAGGATCATATACTTCTTCTCCCCATCGCTCGGGATGAGCGGGGGGTTCGGAGTAGCCGAGGCAGTACCCTTAATGATCTCAAGCTTAGCGCCTCGGACGGCCTTGGAAATATCGACAGACAGAACAACCGAGTCGATACGGTCCAGAGTGGCGTTAGCTGCCTGGACGGTGAGTGTCTCATCTCCGGTGTTCTCGACCCAACGACGGTTTAGCCAAGCCTTCCCGGAACCAACGAAGATATTCATGCTGTTCGCAACCGGGCGAATAAAGAACTTATCTCCCACGTTCGGGAACACTCCGTCGGAGATGATACCGTCGAACAGGGACCCGAACTGATCTGCGTCGTATACCCGGTCACCATTCACCGAGTTGTAGAAGCCACTATTAATGGGCATAGGTTAACCCCTTTCTCGAGGCTCGATAATCTCGCCCGGACCCTTACGAGCGAAGTCAATACGGAAGCTGTCGCCATTCCACTTGCCTCGAGAGGTCATGGAGATGGTGGGGACCTGAGAGAAGCCGTCGGCAGACCAAGACTCTGTCATCTCGGTAAGCTGGGCCTCAATAGGTCTTGGGTTACGCCCGGTGGGGACATAATAGAAAATATCACCGACATCGAACCCGGTTCGGAACTGGACATTCGAGAAGCTGTCGATCTTACCCGATACCATCTCAACCGGTGAGTACTTGGGAAACATAGCGTCCAGAACCCAGAATGGATACCAGATCTCACTCAGAGATCGAATATGCTGCTTCTGCAGTTCAGTCAGCTTGTTCCAGTCCTCCACCTTATAGGGCTTGTGGACTTGAGTGTTGTCCCACAAGACCTCACGTCGGTCGACAGGGTTCTCAGACCGAATAGTGTGCTCTCGAGTGTGGGTCGATCCGTCTGCCACCCACTTGAGATCTACATCGCCACTATCCCAGATCTCGTAGATTGTACTCTTGACGTCAACGATACTCTGGACAGACTCGAAGTCACTGAAGTTGTCATTTGCCTCAGATAGGGTGATAGTCTCGATGAGGTGCGGGGCCTTGAGGTAGGTGTGATACCCACCCTTCTCGAGCTTAACTCGATAGAACATCGAGTACCCGTTTGGCTTACAGGCCGAGATCACGTTCCTGAACATCTCAACCGCCGGGTTGCGATCGTAGATGATCCACTTTCCGTCCTGGAGCTTGTTACCGGTATCGTTGACGTATGCCAACTGAGTAACCTGGTCATTCCGATGGAAGTGGAAGTTCGGAAGCTTGCGATTCGGCTCAGCATTGTCGCCGAAGTGCCGGTGTGCTATTCTCTCGGCGAAACCCTGGGCGTCGAATCGACCCTGAGCATCAGGAACGACCCAGCTACGGTGAAGCTGAACACGCCACTCGTATAGACTCTCAAGAGATCGTCCAGTGTACTTGTGAAGGTACACCCGGTTGTCAATCTGCTTGATGTCTACGGTCTCGATGACCATAACGTACTCAGTATCATCCCTTGTGAGGAAGTTACCCAGTCCATACTCAGGATATGAGGATGTAGAATATACCTGGAGCTCGAACTGCCCATACTCGTATGCACGCTCAGTCCAGTTAAGTGAGATAAACGTGCTAGGAATCTCGCGCTTATCGTCGAAGTTATCTTTTTTCGTGTAGAATAAGTGCATCAGATTCCTCGGTAAAGGCTTTCGTACTCGATAGATACGCCAAGGTCCTCGCTGCCGCCAGAATACTGCAATGACAGAGTATTGATACCAGGGTGCATCTTGATCCATTCGCTACCCGGAGCCAGAACGCCCGTGATGAACGAAGACCTACCACCAGCGTAGTGAACAATAGACTTCTTCCCTGGACGGGTATCCACCACAAGCTTCTCGCCAGCGTAGAACTGTCCAGCCCTTGAGATAGACATGGTCTCGTCGAAGGTGGTGTTCGAGATAATGAGGTTCCCGACAGTTCCGTAGAAGGTAAACGTGATGGTAACACCCGCTGGGGCATCTCCATGGTACCGGATGTCTTTACCCGTGGAGTTAGTCATGTCGCCGAAGATAAGCTTGTGGTTGCCCTCGGAGAATAACGGGAACTCGAATTGTGGAACGGTGTCGTTGAACCCGACGACCTTCTGAATCTGAGCAGAGGAGGCCTTCCAATACGGGTCAAGCCCGATCAGGGATACCTGAACTTCCTCTCGCTCTGAGAAGATGTTCGGCTCGACAGATTCCACGATGAAGTCAGACTTAGCGCTGACCCAGTCGGTGATCACCTCGAGGGAGATGGTCTCTGATACTCCGAAGTACTTGTAGAGCTTCCTCCGGAGCTGCTGGATGTCCTCCCCCCAGGGGATCAGAGTCAGCACAACGTTACGTGTACCAACCCTGACCCCCTTGAGGAAGGCGCCATCAATCAAGGCATATCGATCCATACTTAGATCGGCCTTGACGGGTCCCAGACCAGTAATCTCCTTGATCGCGATCCCCGACGAGTAGGGGTCACGGATGTCGATAGTAAGTCGTTCCCCCGACTTAGTCGTGGACGAGATCTCTGAGATCATAGTGTCAACTTGTCCTTTGCCATAGCCAGCTGCGTGTTGGTGTTGCGGTAGATAGTAGCAGCATCCAGCGCCTCTGGCGAGTTGTTGGTCTGGTTGAACGTGATGTTTGTAACACCATTTTGACTCTTCGTGTCAGAAGTGTCAACTGCGATCGGAGCGGGAGGACGAGCGCTGTTAGCAATGCTCGTAGTTACTCCGACGGCGGGCATAAGTCCTCCGATTCCTCCAGCCTGCTTCTTAAGCTCCTCAAGATCGAGGATGGGCTTGATCTCGGGCTGGAAAGATGGGTCTTCCTCGATGAGGTCGTTGACGCCATCAAGGGCTTTATCCAAGGCATTGTATGCGGCCTTACCGAGACCTGTGCTTGCCTCGGCGATGTTCGTGTGCTCGTCACGGATACCGATAGCGAGGCCCTCGCCCATGTATCCACCGATCTCCTTCATAACTCGAGAAGGTGAGTGGATACCAAGAGCGTTCTTCAGCTTCGAGATACCATTCTTGGCACCCTGAACAAGCTGAGAACCGATCTTCCAAGCCTTACCGGCAAGACCACCAGTCACACCATCGATGATGGCCCAACCGATCTCGAGACCGACCTGACGGAACTGGGCCGAGTACTTGGTGATCGCATCTCGGACGCCTCGCAGGAGCTGGAGGACAGTCCAGAGACCCTTATCGATAATCTTCGGACCATTCCTAGCAATCCCGTCAAGGAAGTTGATGATGACGTTCGTAGCTGCGTCAATCACTTTACCGATGTTATCGGCAATACCGTTCAGGAAGTTCGCCAGGATCTCAGCGCCCTTAGCTCCGAACTCGTAGGCGTGGTTCGAAAGCTCAGTGAGTAGTGCCTGGATAAGAATAAACAATGCTGCAACAACACCGGGGATGTTTACGTTGATGGCGTAGATAAGTGCCCCAATGAGCTGACCCATAGCTACAGCCAGCTCCGGAGCCTTGGCTCCGAGGGTGATGATGAAGTTGGCAATGGCGTTAGCTAGGTCAATCGCCAGCTGGGGTAGAATGGCGCCGAGCTGCTTGAGCCCCTCGGTCAGTACCAGGAATGCTGCGGCACCAGTGGTGGCACAGATACCCAGGACCGCCGCGAAGGCAGCCATACCGATTGAAATCGGGAGAAGCGCCAGACCGATAGCCAGAAGTGCAGCGGTCAATAGTACCAGTCCAACCGCAACAGTCTGAGCCACAGCAGACGCGATAAGAAGTACCGCGAATCCACCAGCAAGAGCCACAAGACCGATTGCCAACTCGCCCCATGAGATGGTCGACAGCTGCTTGAGCGCTCCGGACAACAGGATGAACGAGACCGAGGCGATACCCAGTGCAACGGCACCATTTTGAAATGCGCTGGCTGCAGCCATAGATGCGGCAAGGATACCGAGTCCAATAGCAAGACTAATGAGCCCCTTAGCCAGAGTCCCAATACTCATACTACCGAGAAGGTAAACTGCGCCAACTAGGGCGGTAACAGCAGCAGCCATAGCGAACATTGACGCTGCTCCTCGAGCATTAGAATGTCCAGCGACCACCAAGGCTGCAGATAGTGCTGCGATAATCACGCCAAGAGCAATCACACCCTGAAGTAGCTTGCCGGTGTTCATCGTACCAAGCATCCAAATTGCGGATACTAGGATGTTGCAGGATACAGCAAGCGACAGGAGCAGTAGAGCACCCTTACCCATATATGGGTCCTTGCTAACCAGCATCATGAATCCAGCGAGGATTGCCACGACTGCAGCCAGAGTAATGACACCCTGTACGGCCTTCCCGGTGTTCATGGATCCTAGGGTGTATACCGCCAGCGATAGAATAACACAGGAGGCAGCCAATGCAAGGAGGATACCAGCGCCCTTCTCGACGCCCTTTGTCTCGGCCATCTTAGTCATGAACTCCTGCATGGTCATCATGAGGATCTTCATGGAAGCCATACCGACCACAGCGCCCTTAAGATCCATTCCTGCAAGGATTCTGACCGCCGTAGCCATCAAGACCATAGCAGCACCGAGCGCGATAAGCATTGCGACGATTCGAAGCGAGTCGTTCTTGAAGGCCACCATCTTTGTCATAGACTCAAGCATGTCATCCATCATCTTGAATAGGAACTTCAAGACTGCAAGCGTGACTAGCAGCTTCGGAGCTGGAACCAGAGACATAAGGATCAGAGCACCGGCAAGAACACCCAGGGCAATAGCGATCGTAAGAAGAGCCTTAGCCTTAACCTTCTGCTCGAATGCCTCAAGGACTCCTCCAAGCTTGTCGAATACATCGCCGAGCTTATCAGCCATGTTCCCGATCTTGTCGAAGTTCTTCTTGAAGGAGTTGATCCATCGAGTGAATGCAATAAGCACTCCACCGCCGATAGCTCCAACAAGGATCTTCCCCATGTCGTAAGACTTGAGGTTGTCATTCGCATTGCCAAGAGCTTCACCAACAGCGCCGAATGCGTTCTTAACCGCATCCTTGACCTTAGGCGCAAACGTCTCCGAGACGAAATCCTTGAACTCCTGGAACTTCTGCTTAATGGTGTCAAACAACTCAGGGAGATGAACCGCTCGGGCAACCTGCTTGATGTCCTCGAACCACTTCTTGAGGAAGTTCTCCTTGGCGGCCTGGCCAGTCTCCTTAGCCGCCTGAGCAGCCGCCGAGCCTATACCTGAGACCGCACTAGCCGCCTCTTTAGCCTTCTCCTTTACCGCGGAGTGACCGTTAACCCACTCTTGGAAAGCGATCGCGACCTCCTTGATCTTTCCTCCGATATCGGAGAAAGACTTACCAAGGTGGTCCCAAACACTACTATTTTGAACAACGTTCCACGCTTCGACGAGCGCATCCCTCAGCTCGATGAGTTTCTCTTTGAACCACTGGACCTTCTCGGCAATCTTGAGCTTTTGTCCGAGTTCGTCGAACTTGTTGCTGAGAGCAGAGATAATTGCCTCGGAAGATGTCATTCCATTGAAGTCGAATCCCTTGAAATAGTCAGATAGGGCTGACTTCCCGGATGCAAGCTTAGCTTTTAGCTTGTCACCGACGCTTCCAGCGAACTCATTAATCTTTGACTTAGCCTTGTCAATCCCATTCTTGATGGAATCCATAGCGGCCGTAAATTCTCGACCAACGACTGAGTTCTTAAGCGCATCCTTGATTAGTCCAAACTTGGAGGCTAGGTTCTTAAGCCCTTCTCCAACATGCTGGACCTTGCTCGTAAAGTCGATCCAGATTATGAAATCGTGAATCCTATCCACGACCCACTTGATGGCCTTACCGACTAGATCAATTGGTGGTAGAAGGAGCTTTAGTACCTTTCCACCAAGATCGAGCTTTGTAAACCACTGGTCGAACCAGTAGATAGCCTTACCTAGAACCTTTGTAATCTGGAATACGCCGGAGTTGATACCGGTGAAGGCTGGGAATAAAGCGCTAATGATGTGAGAGGCAACCGTGAAGATTACCTGAGCCACTTCTCCGAGAATGGTAGCGAAGATGTGGAATACTGAGAATATCCCTGTGAACGTCCACTCGAGTTTCTCAGCGAAGTTATTAGTAATGATGAGCTTCGAGGTGAAGTCCGCAAAGGCTTTCGTGATTCGAACTAGACCCTCGGCAGAGGCATTCATGAATACCCTGCGGAAGGCGGTTCCAATCTGCCCAAGGACCTTGATGATGGCCTGGAAGATGTTAGCCAGACCCTGAACTAGTGCAGAACGACCGCCAAGATCCTTCCACATTTGGAGGAACCCATTTCGAGCGTCAGCGCTATCCTTGATTAGCGAACCAAGCCAGTCACTGATAGCTGTGAATAGGTCTGTGGCCTCCTCGAAGTCACCAAAGAGGATCTCGAAGGTTTCGGCCCATCCGGAACCGATGGCTTCCTTTGTGGTGTCAATCAGCTGACTGAAAGTACGAACCTTAGTCGCGGCATCGAATGCGCCCTGGGCGAACTGCTTCATCTTGTGGGCCTGCTCTTCCGAGTAGCCCATCTCAACCAGCTGAGCCTCGGACAGGTCATTCGTGAGTGCGGTCAAGGTCTGGGTCATAACCTGAGCGGTAAGCCAGTCTTCCTGGAGCGACTCTCGGAAGCTGCCCTTCTTAGCAATAGCCTCGTCAACACCTGTACCCATCATTCGAGCGGTCTCGATAAGAGCGTTTCGGAACGATTCGCCGCCCATACCCGCATTAACTAGCGAGTTCCAGTCCTGAAGGTGGACCACACCCGCCGAGATAGCCTGGGAAAGCTGGGTGTATGCTGTTGACGCCTGCTGGGCCGTTGAACCCGAAGCAGCGGCAAGGTTAGACAGACCCTTAATGGAGGCCACCGAGGTATTCAGATCGACACCGGCGGCTGTGAACAGACCGATGGCGTTCGTCATATCGCTGAAGCTGTATACGGTCTTGTCCGCGTAAGTATTAAGTTCAGCGAGAGAAGTCTTGACCTCGGAGAGGGTAGTCCCCTTCTCGGCAGTGTTGGCCATAATGGTCTGAATTGATTTCATTTTGAGCTCATACTCACCAAACCCATCCTTGATGGTTTGGAAGAATCCGCTAATGATTGATCGACCAGCATTCAGAGCCGCAACACCGATTCCGCCAAATGCAGTGACAGCAAGCCCCTGCATGACGGTCATGTTCTTACCGATTTCGAGCGCCTTGGTCGCCAGGTCGCCAAGAGTAGTGTTCTTAGCAATCTCTCCGACTCGAGAAAGGCCGTCGGCAGCCCCCTGCATCTTCAAGGATTCCTTGAGCTTGTCCATACTGGACGCGGATTCCTTCATAGCAGACAGGAACTGCTTGTTATTCATCTTGAGCGAGACTACCCGCTCGTCAATAGTCGCCACTACTTAGTGACCTCCTTCCAGGCCTTCTTCGCTATCTTGTCAAATACGGGCCTGATAGCGGGATTAATGTAGTCTCGGCCGACGACATACCCGCCATTGCGAGTGCCATGACCATATTGCAAGATGACGGCGATGTTTACGCCGTTGTTTACGTGTGAGTTGGTCCAGGTGATCTTCCAGTTTTCACCGGTTCTCGTGACTTCGTAGTTCCAGCTAGCTGCCGTCTCGCCCGACCTGGAGGGGGTCGCCGCCTTGAGAGCAGAAACCCCCTCCTTGCCGAACTGATTCATGATCAGAGCCAGGTCTAACTTCGTCATTCTGTCAAACCAATTCCTGGTGAGTTTCCAGTCTCCCTGGCTCTCGATCGTAATCATGATTTCTCCTAGGTCAGGCCTTCAGCTTAGCGAAAGCCTCAGCGTTGGGTGCAGCCCATCCGACAATAGTGACACCGGCAGCCTTGGCCGCGGCCTCAGAGGTGGCCTGCTCATCCTTGTCGGCGACGAGGACCCAGACACCCTCAGGGAAGGCGGTCTTAGCAGCCTGCCAGGCACTTCCACCAGCGCTAGCCGGTAGGACACCGAGCTGAGCATCATTGACGGATGAGACCTGCCAGTCGGCAGCACCGTCAGTATTGTCCGAGACACGCTTAAGACCAGCGTAGTCTTTCTTCATGATCTCACGCAGCTTGTTCTCGCCACGTCCGTGCAGCGCGAAGTACAGCTTACCGGTACGCTTAAGCAGGATCGGGAGGATCTTACCGTTAGACGACTTGTACCACTGGGCCGAGTAGTCCAGCAGACCGTTCCGTACATTCGGGAGGACAGCAATATTCTGCGCCTCCAGGGTGTCCAGAGCCTCGATCATAGCGGCAACATTCACACCAGCATTACGGATCGTCTGGAGACCCGCCTGCGAGAACTCCTTGCCGGGCACGTAGTGCTGCTTGATGGCCACCGCGGAGTCGTTCCCGTCGGCCGTGGACTGGATCGGCAGAGCGATCTGGTCGGGCTTGAGGGCCGCGACAGCCTTAAGCTCGTCAAGGCTGTATGCGTTACGGTCAGCCTTACCCCATCCTCCGGGGAGCCAGGCCATGATGGGGAGACCCTTAGGCTTGGCG